CTATCATCCCAGCAACATCGCCAATTGATGAAGTTAAACGATTATCAGATCCTCTACGGTCAATTTCCTCAAAAGCTCTATCGTAGAATGAGGTGTAATCTTCTTTAAGCTCACCAGCACCAGGAACTCCAATGGCCTCAGCACCACCAAGAGCCATCTGCCCAAGGCCAACACCACCCTTTAAAACACCACCACCAACAGATCTACCAAAATCCTTGAGACCGCCACTATCTTGCGGGCTTACTTCTGCTGCTGCGTTAAAGATCTCATCAAACTGCTCAGGTCTATCAATAGCATCACGCGCATCGAAGACCTCTTGAATTCCTTGAGCTTGCTCGTTTAAGTTCTCCCACTCATTAACCATTACTTTAAAATCAGGAGTGCTGGTTCTACCATCTGCTTCAGCTTTTACAATCCACTGACCAACTTCATCAAGAGCTGAACCCACTGCGTAAGCATTATCTCTATTGTTTACTGGATCATAATAATCCTCAACTACATTGATTGGGCGTTGCAGCTCTTCAGTGCTACTCATCCCTATGGGCAAAGAAGATTCTTGCAAAGCCTTCATCTCAGTAATCTGAGCTAAAGGGTTATCTGTAGATCCATCTAACGCTGCAATAACTTTGTCTTCTGACGCTCTTACAGCCATATCTTCATCCGTCATTGTTGACACATTTGCAAACGGTATTTGATTATCTTGTGGCATTAAATTAATTCCCAGTTTTATATTTGTTAATAATATCTTGTGCTACAGATCTTAACACAGGGTTGCCAGTAGCCGACTCTATAGTGGATGGTTTATTGCCATAAGCATCGGTAGATAATCCTGAGTTAAACCCCATCTTGCTTCTGTAAACATTTACGGCTGATTGACCTGCTTTCCTAGAAGCTTCATCTATATCTTCACTGTTTAAATCTCCGCCAAGCTTTCTAAATTGATCTATTTGATATTCAGACCATGCACTTGCAAAGTTTTGCCCTTCTTTATTTACTCTTGAAAGACCTTGGTTTTCAGAAACCCAGTTCTCCATAAACTCAACTCTACTTCGTAACACTTGCGAGGCAATTTTATTATTTTTTATGATGCGTCTGTTACCCGCAATACTCTTATCAACACCTGGAGCCATAGCTAATGCAACCAAAAGCTCTCGCTCACTATCATTACCGCCAAACATTTCAAGTCTTTCAGCACCCATCTGGCTAGACAAAGCTATAGCAGCCTCTCGCATACCTACTTGATCCGCTAATTGCAACTCTTCTTCGTCGGAGAAAAAGGGCAGGCCGATACCGGTGGCCTGCATTAAATCAACTGCACCAGATTCCAGTGCAGCTACTCCACTTGTAAAAGCGCCGCCAGTTTTTAATCCATTATCCAACAAGCCCTCAAACTTGCTCATCGAAAGGTCGCCTTGAGAGGCTGCAATAAACTTTTCTCTTTGATCGTTTATAGCTTTTGCATCGCCAGTAGAAAGTCCTTCAGCTAACTTTCTCAAACTCATTGGTGTCTCTCCTACGCCACCAGTGAATTTAGGAACATTCTGAGTCGTTGTGTAACCTGTTACATTGCCATTCGCATCTACAGTTTGTTGCGTAGTGGTTAAAGCTGTTTGCTTGTTGTAATAAGCTTGAAGAGCATTAGCTTTTTCAGTTTCACCATTTTTTCGTAATGTAGCTATCTCATTAATCGTTTGAAGCTGTGCGCTAGGCTTCTCCTTGCCCAACCTTAGCTCTGTAATGTCAAATCTATCTTGAATTCCCTGTTGAGTTGCTGCCTGCTGAATAACTTTTTCTCTTTGAATCTTAGCGGCTATTGCTCGTTCTTCTTCTCGAACTCTATCATCTCTTACTGTTTTTGCTATTAGATTCGTTTTAGCAATTTCTCTAGCCTTTTCGATATTTCCTTGATTTACCGCATCCAAACTTCTCTTGTAATTCTTTTCATCTACAGCAGCAGCAGCAGCTAATTGATTAGCCTTATACGCCGCTCTTTGATCATCAAAGCTCATGTCTTGCTTTATGATACCAGCCTCGCCAGCAAGCCTTGCTTGTTGAGCTTGAGCTGCTTTCGCCGCTGAATCAATTTCTGCTTGACGAGCGCCTTGCATACCTTGTACGCCAGCACCTAAAGCGTGACCAATACGCTGAGATAGATCCTGAGTACCACCGCTAGAAAGTAAAGATAGCCCTGCGTTAATGGCAAACTGTCTCTGACCTGCTCCTGGATTCTTAAACGCATCCATGAAGCCTTGACCTTCGTTTAGAAAGCGCTGTCTTGGACGTTGTGCAATTGTTTTAGCTGTCTCTGCGGCTTGAGCTTGTTGAGCTAAAGTGTTTTCCCTTAATGCGTTTTGATTCGCTATCATTGCTTGCAAGCGAGGATCATTATCAGGAGCCACAGAAGCGGGAGGAGCTACAGAAGCTACAGGAGCACCTTGGGACGCTTCAAATGCAAGTCGTTCTGCTCTGACTGGATCTACAGCTTGCACTGGCATATCAGCAGAAGCTTGACCAAACATGCCTAAAGCTTCGTTAAGTCTTTTTTGAAAATCATCATCTTGGATAGCCATATTATACTAATCCCGCTCCTGCAAATTGTTGGTTTAACATACGAAGTTTCTCTTCGTCATCCATTATAAGTCTTTCTTCCTCAAACAAGCCTTTAGGAACAAAAGAAGGTTCGTTACCGCCAGTCATTGCTAACCTTTCTTCTATAGAAGGTGGCGCTGGCATACCTCCGCCTTGTTGGATAGGAGCTGCATATACTGGAGCTTGTTGTGGTTGTTGTTGGCCGCCTAGCATAGACTGTGCGAACTGAGATGTCTCTAAAGGCTTATCTTTTGCTACTGATAAAAACTTATTTAGACCTGTAGGGTTCTGTTGAGCTGCTAGATTCGATAGATCTGTTGCTCCAGCACTTACTTGCTGGCCTACTGTAGGAATGGCTTGCGGAGCCGTTGAGCCTAACCCAAGCTCTGTAGCTCCAGATGTTACTGAGTTTATTAAGTTAGCTTGCTGAGCTGCTGCTGCATTGGCAGCGTTTATTCCTTGAATTGCTGATCCTGTCTGAGCTGCTGCTCCTCCGCCTGCGCCAGCAAGACTTCCTGCTGTGCCTGCTGCTGCTTTTGCTGCTGTACCTTTAGCTGCTGTTGCTAAGGCCGCTTGCTGAGCTTGAGGAAGAGCCGCTGTAAGTGCCGCTTGACTAGCTCCTGCTCCTTGAGCCAAACCGCCAGCAAGTGCATTACCGGATGCTGTTGCTGTGCCTGCTGCTGCACCACCTAAGCCACCAGTAAGTGCACCTAATGTGCCACCAAGTAATGCGCCACGAAGACGATCATCTGGATTAGTGATTGCGCCAACGCCAGCGCCTATTAGCATTGGAATTAAGAATGGAAGTGCCATGATTTATCCTATTAGTAACACCACAATACGGGTGTAGTTTCTCTTATATCTACATGGACGAAGCTCTTTGCTACGCCTATTCCTGTGAAGCCTAGTTTAACAGCGTGTTCCACAACTGCCATTCTTTGAGCTCCACCTGTTACTTTTATATCTGCTGCAATGCCTTGAGCGTGAGTTCCAGGTTTAGACTTCTTAGCCTCAATGCTGTGACTAGGATCTCTATAACCAGAAGTAATGATAAAAGGAAACCCGCAGGCTTCCCTTAGCTCATCTAGCTTTGAAACAAACTCAACATTAATGCCGTTAACGCCTGTTTCTTGGCAATCAAAATCTTTTAACTTAAAGTATTTAAACATTAAGACTTCGCTTTAAATATTGTTGGGTTATTTTGCTGACCTGCTGCAAGCTGGTTCATACCTTGATTAGACATGTTCGCAAGCATACTGCCACCTTGACCACCTTGAGCGGCTAATCCTGGCTGTGCGCCAAAACCAAAAGCATTAAATTGTGGCCCCATTTGTCTTTGCCCCATCTGTAGCTGCTGGAGGATTAATGGGTTAGCTCCCATTGCTGCGTTAAATCTTGCTCCTTGCTCACTGCGCTGCCCAGTGTTATATGCTCGAATTTTATTTTCTAAGGAACCATTCTCCAGATCAGCCCAACTTACAACACCTCGCGGTAATGAGCTTCCATCTACATTATAGTTTGCACTATCTCTTGCAGCCTGCATTGCTTGAAACCTATCGTAGCCTGCTTGATTTAATTTACCGCCTTGAGCCGCATTTATTTGCTCAGTTCTTATTATGTCACCAGCAGCCTGAAGCATTCCAGGCGTTCCTGAAGCTGTAACGCTGCTTGGCTGACTTAAAGTTGGAACATTTCTACCAGCCTGCATTGCTTGAAACCTATCGTAGCCTGCTTGTTGATTTCTTACATCATTGGCAGCACTAATCTCTCTAGCTCTATCTGGTAATAAAATAGATAAAAGCTCGCTGCCTTCAGACTGCATTAATTGAGGGTTATCCTTTGCAGCCTGCATCGCTTGGAACTGATCAAAGCCACTCATTCCTGCTTGAGTCTGACCTAATACAGGATTCTGGCTGCGATTAGCCATCATCTCGTTAAATCTGTTTTTCCCTGAGTCCATGCCAGCAGTGGTTTTTGACCACTGTTCATAAGCTTTTTTATCTTTGCTGTTTTGTGGATTACCGAAACGCCCACCCTGACTACTTGGAGGCTTAGAAAACATTGTACTGCCAGTTTCAGCCTCATACCGTTTTTGCATATCAGTCAATACTTTAGGTGTATTATCTTGACCTCTTCGGAAAAACATTACGATCCACCTCCGCCAAATAGACCGTAAGCTGCTAGTCCAGCACCCACTGCTGAAGCTGCATTGCTGCCACCACCACCACCACCGCCAGAAGTATTGCTAATTGAGCCAAGGTTAACTCCCGTAAGGCGGCTACCCAATCGGTCAAGTGCAGTTTCAGGAGCTTCTTGCCCAAATCTAAAGCGCTCTCTATCAGCGTTAATAAGAGCTTGATCGTAAGCATTCTGTTGAGCACCAATGGCAGATACAGTCCTAGCAGGCGCTAAAAGGCCGCTCTGGACGCTGCCAAGGTTCTGAATGGCATTCTGCTGATTACGCAAGATAGCCTGTGTAGCGGCTCCTGCTGTAGCCTCAGCGGCACTCTGCTCTTGGATACGCTGTCGATCACCACCAAATGCACCCTGTTGGATAGCTTGACTGCCAATAGATGGTAAGATCTGTCCTTGCAAGTTAGCAATCATTGGATTGATTACAGCCTGACTCTGCTCTGAGTTAGGATCAAACGCTGCACTCAAGTTCTGAGCAGCTTGCATTCCAAGTCCGCCTTGAATACCGGCAGCATCAAGACCTAGTTGTTGACCAGCTAAAGTATTAAAACCTTGATCCGCTACTGTCTGGCCTGGATAGAATTGTTGTGGGCCAACATCAAATGCAGCCTGAGACATACCAAATAATTCAGTTAAAGCCTTTTCCTGCGCTGGAAATGGTTTAGTTGTTGTTGTTGTATCTGCTGGTGTACTGCTGCCGCCTTTGCTCATGTTATTCCTCGTACTCTTTAATTAATACTTGATATGCTAATTTAAATTCTGGGTATATTTTTGTCCAACCAACTCTTCCAGGAACGACTGTGGCTTCTGCCCCTTCAGCCTTTCCCCACTCTTCTAGGTTGTCCATAATCAGTTTAAAATCCTTTACTTGATTTGCATCTCTAGCTCCTGCAAACGGGATTTCTAAAATTGTTTTTTGTGGATACGTAACTATCCTTGTGGTGCATACAAAATCTACAGTGTCGCCAAATAAAACCCACAACTCTTGTTTTCTTTCTTTTAGAATTAAGTATAAATCGTTAATATCTATCCCACCCTCTGAATAGACTATCGCCTTATCAAGTAATGGTGCGCAAACATTCCAAACTTTATCAATTTGGTCTGCTTCTAACTTTACTAAATTCTTTTGCATTCCCTCTCACCTCTCTCGTTACTTATCTTTCGCCTGTATTATTATCCAGTTTGCACTATCGCTAAATAAAGTGACACCTTCAAAGTTCCTGTTTATCTCGTAATCTGCTGTGCTGCCATCTATTGTAAACGCACCTGGATCAAGAGCAACTTTGTGGTTAGCGTCTGTAGAATCATCAGACACTATTCTAACTGTTCTGTATTTCTGTACGCTTGGATCTGGCAAGGCAACAGTCCATGTGCCAATTGATGTTCTTGAGTGCTTTACAAGCAAAAAGTCAGACAAGTAATCATAAACATGAGTCTCGCCAGTATTGCCTGTTAAAACGTAAGGTTCTGTGTCAGCGCTTGCAAACCTAATCCATCCTAAATCGTTGTCAACATCCTTGTTTAAGTAGTCATAGCGGTAAAGCCCTCTACCCCTGTGACCGTTAAAATTATTCTCTTCACCATCAGCATACATAATCATGCCGATCTTGGGATCTACAACAGGCGCAACAACAGGAATAAAGGTCAACAACGTCTTCATGTCATCAATTCTTTGATTAAGCTTTCTTAGCTCGTCCTCAATAACTGGTCGGTTATACTCTGCTGGTAGATTAGCCATTATCGCTCACCTTCCATTCGACCTTGAACTACTAGGTTAGTAATTGTCCAACTGTCAGAAGAGCCATTGCTTTCGATTTTAATGGTGATGTATCGACCGGCAGCTCTAATTGGGAAGCTCTTGAATGTGTCATCAATAATAAAGCTATCTTTATCTAGGAATGTTGGAGTGGCATCAATAGTGTTAGACCACCCAACAGAGAGTCTAGGGTTCCCTTCTCCCTCTTTACCTACACGAATAGCTGATATTTCTTTAATTCGATCAGCATCATTAAGATCGTGAGCTTTAGTAATTGCAAATACATTCGGATTAGCTAACGATTCAGTATTACCCTCTGAGTAGAAAACACCATTAGAGTCCGCAGACAAAGCATCATGGAATACACCTCTATCTAAATAAGCTGAGATAGTTTGATCTCGCATTCCCCATTGGCCTGTCTTATAGTTGTAATATATTTCTTTAGTTATACTTGAGGCATCTATAGGTACGCCCCATACAACTTCATTTTCTTTTGAGTTATCAAAGCCATATATTTGTGCAAGCTCACTTTGCGCTACATTATCTCTAAAGAATTGATTCATTCCGCTTTCACGCCCAATCATCTTCACAGAAGATCCATCGGTAACAAAGAATCCATCTCTGCTTACGCCATAGTTTTGACGACCAACAGAAATAACTGAGTTAGGTGATACAGCTCCAATGCTGCCCTCTAACGCTACCTGATAACCAAATATGTTAGGTAGGCCAACATAGTTAACTACAAACATTTGTGTTTCAGTGTATACCGCTAAACCAGTACCTAACTGTGCTACGCAGCGTATGGGAGTCTCTGCTTCACGAATTAACAAGCTACCAGCAGTGTTTATTGCTGTTCCTACCCAGTCGTCTAGGTTATCTGCGCTACACCACGCAAAGCTTGTACTGTATTCTACAGCGCCCTTAGTGTAGTTAAACGCAAGCATGTGCGGGCCTTGACGGTGGAAACACTCTAGTGAATCAAAGTCGATGTTAGGAACTGTTGCTGTGCAAGTAAACCCGCTACCGCCTCCGCTAGTCGTACCCAGACTTATTACTTGCCCGCTAGATATTCCTGAACCAAAGTTTGTTATTGCAAACGCTGTTATAACACCACCAACAACTTCTGTAACCTTAACGGCAAAAGTGTTTGCTGGGGTTCCACCATCAGTCATACCTGTTATTGTGTCATTGACAGCGTAACCTGTACCCCCACTGTTAGTTGATAATATTGTTGCGCCACTGACTTGATCGTTGTAGAACGTATTAAAGTTTACATTGTTCTTTTTAATTACCGGCTTGCCCGATCCTGATGCACCAACGACAAAAGAGCCAAAGGTTTCAAAATCCCACTGGTCTGATTCATTAGTTGCTTCATCCCAAGTTGTTTCTGAAGCGTCCCAATTGGTTTCGCCTAACAATACGTTACTAGACCCGCTAACAATGTAAGTTTCATCTCCCGTTGCAAAGCCAATTACACTAATTGTATATTCGTCTACTGGGTATGCCCCTGTTGGATAGTTAGCTACTTGAATCCCGTTTGGATCTACAGTGCTAAAACCTAAGCCTTGAACAGTAAAGGTAAGGCCAGGAATTAACCCATGAGGAGTTGTTGTTGTTATTGTTAAAGTACCAAGTGACCTACTTGCTGAAGCTATAGATATTGTCTGCCCAAGATCCCATTCGGTTCCAGCAGATGTGCGGAGAAGACCGTAACCAGTACCTACAGTGTTGAAAGATGGAGATAATGCTGGAGTAGCTAAAGGATCGCTTAACACATACGAATATATATTCCTAAGATCACCTATGTATGCAACCTTTGTACCAAACTCTCTTGTCGCTGTAATTCCTCGTATTGGAGTGTTAGAGCTTTGTGGAGCATCTTTATAGTCGTGTATAAGATCTCGGCCAGCCTTTCTTCGCATACCAAACTCAGTATACTGAACACCGTTTACAGTTTCCCAAAATGGAATCTGTCTATCAAATCGTTCTGGGTATACGCCAGTCTTTAGAAGATCAGAAGCATCTATCTTAAAACCACCGCCTTTATCAGTTTCAAATGGCATTGACTAATCCTATACTGTGCGTTTCCAGATGTAAGTAGTTATGTATGGTTGTAGGTTGTTGGCAGTAAAAGCTTGGCCTGTAGTTCCATTTTGACTACCTATTTGAGAGCCAGATGTATCACTTGGAATTCCTATCGTACCATTAACTAATGATCCTGGAGATCTAGTCAAAAATCCGCCATTAGAACCGCCACTTCCTGTTGATGAGCCAGAAACCATATATCTATGAGTGTGCTCGGGTAGGTTTTCTTTGGTTAAAGTAATAGCCTCTGAAGATACACCACCAACTTCTTGCGCTGTATCAAAGGCAGCATTCTTAACGAGTAAACTAGAACCTGTTAAAGCACCATCGTTAACATTTGTCGCCGTGTAGACAATGTTTGTAGATGTTGTGCTATCAACTGTAAACGTGCCATTAGCGTCAGTATCGCTTGTAAATCCGCTAACAACGATTGAATCACCAGCAGATAATGCGTGACTTGCAACAACAAGTGTGACTACGTTAGATGAAGAGCTTGCAGAGGTTATTGTAGTGCCAGTATCAATACCTACAATGGTACGACCTTGAGCATAAGCTTCCCAAGTACCAAACGTAATACCGCTAAAGAAGTAATCAGCAGTGCTTGGATCAGTTGCTAAAGTAGTTGTTAGTAAACTGCCTACTGGGTATAAACCGCCAAGGATAGTTGTTAGAAGTGCGTCTTGTGAAGTTATAACGTCTACATTAAGCGCTACCCACTCTCCGTTAGTAGCGTTATACATTAAATCATAAATACTATTCGCGACAAGATCACCCGCAACTAGAGCTGATCTATCAGATTTAACTATGATTACAGGTGAAAGACCAGGAGAAACAATAATATTTGGCGCTGAAGTATTTGTAACATTAATCCTTACTGATACTCTTGCTCCATCAACAAGTGAAAATACTGGGCTAGATCCAAAGTCCACATTGTAGGACACTGGCCCACCTGTAGCATTCTTTACCTCAGTGCTTGATCTTTGTAGTACATTAATTTCATCGGCAGCAAATCCAAAGTTATCTCTAACGCTAGAAGTTGTGGCCGTACCTGATGTGGGATTAGTTCTTACTATTGCTGAAGTCATTAGACTAACGGGCCTCCATAGGCTTGAATGCTGTCATCTTTAATTCGTGATCTGCCAACACCTTGCTTGGCTCGTCTGGCTTGTACATTTGCTACGCCTTCATCAACCATACCTTTAAAGTATGCTACTCGGCCATCGTCTTTAAGGTAGACGTAAGCTTCGTGTAATGCTGCGTTTAAATAAATATCTTGTAGTAACACAGGGCCGTTTGCACCGTTGTTTAGATCTCGGTCTGCACTGTACAGAATTCTGTACTTCTCTGTGTTGTCTGCTGCTGGAGTTGGCGCTAAATAGATCTTATCGCCGGAGACAGCGTAGCGAGTTACTGAACCGTTAGACGCTTCATAGCCTAGGAGCTCCTGTATGGACACAGGCTCAATGTTACGACCTCTAGCGTCTGATACGCTGATAACAAACTTAGTGTCTGCTGGTAGAGTTGTAGTCTGTGCTACAGGAGTGATCTCTGCAAGAATCTCTTGCTCTACAATAGACAATCTACGGTTTATTTTTAACTGAGCTAAAGTCAGGAAGTCTGGAATCTGAGCGCTAAGGTCTGATCTATTTAACCAGTCGGCAATTGTTGCCTGTAGATCTGCGTTTGTTGTTAAAGCCATTACAGTCTCGCTGTTGTGGTTTTCATGTATGGGTAATGTGTTTCAATGAGCTTGAAGAAATACTTCCAATCTACGTTGTCTGCAAGAATATCAATACCATGCTCTTGCTTGATTCTCATTGCATCAGTCATAGATAAATCTAAAACTTGATGGTAATTCTGTTTAGGATCGTACTTGATCCAGTCGCTAGTGTTGTTTCTAGCGTTTTTGTTATCTTCAAGAAGCTTTGTAATATCTTGACTAAATGTCTGGTGCATTCCACCATCATTTGTAAAATGAGTATCTTCAGTAATCCCGTTATTAATCTCTCTTGCTGAAAATGACTTCATTACTTCTTACCTTTTTTGGCTGTCTTTGCCGCCTTCTTAAATGCGCTATTTGTTGGAGCGCCTTTAGATCCTACTTTTCTCATCTTTTCGCCGCTACCTGCTGCGATGCGTTTCTTCTTAGCATTGATGTTTGCGTATAAACCTTTTTTAGTTGGCATTATTTTTTACCCTTTTTCTTTTTACTTTTCTTTGGTGGCCGTCCTACTTTAGTTCCGTATGTTCCTTTACCTGCTGGCATAATCTTCTCCAATAGTTAGATACAGGAAAAGGGAGCCGAAGCTCCCCCACCTTAATTACTTATAAATTAAGTAATGTTGTAGTAAGCACCGTTAGCTTCTTCAGAACGACACTCTAAAGTGTAGTAACACTCTAAAAGTTTCTGTTCAGCAGAAGTTCGAGTAGCAATATCAGTGGTATGAATTTTCTTACCACCAGCAAATGCTAGACCCCAAGTGCTGTAGTCTACAGCGTACAAAGTGTTGGCTGGCATATGCTTGTTAGGAACAACAGCAACAGGGCCAAACTGAGAAACATAAACAGCTACGCGAGAAATGATGTTGCCACCATTGGTAGAGTTACCGTTTAAGTTGCTGTCAACATTGTCAGCCATACCGCTTAACTCATTACGCAATGAAGATACAGTACCAGCAGAAGCCATAAGCTTTAAGCTACCGAAATCGCCAGAGCTATTCCAAACACCGTCAAGCAAGTTATCCATTTTAGTTTGGTTGATAAGGTTTGTTGCAGTGCCGCCAGAACCGATAACTGGAACAGTAGTACCGTCTGAAGCAGTGTTTTTAACAGCGTTAGTTGCAGCATTAATTTCTTGGTTAGTAAGGATCCAAGAGCCAAAAGAAGCAGAAACACCAGGAAGTGCTGAAGTACCTTGACGCTTAGTAGCACCAATAGTTGCAGCAACAGTTGGGCTAGTTAAGCCATAAGCGCCTAATGTTTGTTTCTCAACATCCATTTGAAGCTCTTTACCTTTCTTCATTAACTGATAAGCCATTTCGCGGCCAGGAACACCTGCACGATCCATGAATTCAGCTTTGTTAGTTACAACAACTGAACTATCAGCGATTTGAATGAAGTTACCTTTACGAGTACGAGTTGTACCAGCTACAGCAGCTATTGGATCTCCTGCTTCAACTACTGCGTTGTCAGAGACAGCAACAGCTAAAGTGTCAGTCAACCATTCGTGAGTATCAGCAGTTGCTTTAGTTTGCGCAATACCTGAAGTGAAAGGAGTCTGAAAAGGAGTTACGTTAAAGATTACGTTGCCTAAATCTTCACGAATGTTTTTTGCACCATCTAATACTGGTACTGAGGTTGATGTAATTGAAGCCATGTTAATTTACCTATTTATTTAAAAGAATCGAGAATTAAATCTACCGCAGAACTTTGAGAGTAAGAGCCATCGCTTTGTGTGGCGTTCTTAAACTTCTTAGATTGTGCAGCAGCCTGTTTTTGTGCTCGACTCGCTGACGCGCCTTTTCTTAGAACAGTCTTAGAAGCTTTTTTCTTAGGAGCCTTTTTAGTTGCTTCTATTTGCTTCTTAGTGCTATTAGCCATAGCAGCATCGTGCAATACTTTAAGTACAATGGCATCTGTGACAGTAGACAGCATTTCTGCGCTACCACCAATGCTTTCAAAATACTCGGTCATAACTTCTACTTTCTGTGAAGCTACTTTCTGATCACTAAAGCTTGGCTCTAACTGAATTAATAACTCAGCCTGTTTGGCTGACTCAGCTTGCAAGTTTTGTAATCTTTGACCTTCATATTGCTCATGTACTTGAGCAGCTACAGCATTGATCTCTTGTTCTTTTTGTTCGTAAAGAACTCGATTCTCTAATGCCTGTTCATAAGCGTAAGGATCTGATTGTTTTAAAGCTATTAACTCTTGAGTGGTGTGAGTGGGTTTTTGCCCGTAAACCATAGCTTGTGCATACTCTAACAGCTTTGCTGTTTTTTCAAGAGATGCTCCTCGCTCTGCCTCAAAAGTGTTTCGCTCTTCAGATAACGCCTGAGTCTTGCGTGTATAATCACCTTGCATCAAAATGCCGCTTTTAATCTTTTCAATGTCATCAAGACCATTTTCAACAAGAAATTCGCGTGCATTGACTAGATATTCATATTCACCGTCTTCAAGCTCGATGTCACCAGAGAGTTCTTCTTCTCCGTCTTCATCACTATCTTCGGTTTCAACTTCTTCTAGTTGATCCAAGTTTTCGTCCACTTCTTCTTCAGAATATTCTTCTTCAGATTCCGCTTCAGCTACAGGTTCATTTTCAATTTCTCCTAAATCATCTTTAGGATTGATCATGCCCATTATTGCTTCTAATCCAGCATCCTGTGTAATGGGTTCGTTAATAGAGAGTTCCGAAGAATTGTTCTCATTGTCTAACATTTGTATCTCCTCAAAGGTTCGGTTTCCCGTTATCCTCAATTGTTAAGTAATAATCTTTGGTTTTTGTTCGTCTTTCATATCCAAGTACTGTTGAATAGTCGGGCAAGCCCATAACTCATCAACCTTACCCTCGACATCCTGCATTGTTAGCTTTGTAAAAGCTACACCTCGCATCCAGTTAAGTAAATCGCTAGATACGATGTAATATTCTTTATCTTGCTCGCTTGGCGAGACTTTCTCGTTGGTTTGCATACCACTCCATATTCTCTTTTAAAGCCTTAACTACTTTAACCTCTCTCCAGATATGCTCAACCTGATCAGGTCTTGATGCTCCAGAAAAAGCCCTGTACAAATTATCTTCCATTTCTTGAAAAATAAACTGTATTGCTTCGTCTTCTATAAGCCTTGCGGAGGCATTTGCCACCCGAATTCTTACATCTAGTTCTGCCTTATCACTAGGCAGGCTAGTTACCAATCTTGACTGCTCTCTCACTGCGTGCCTCCAGATTTATTTCAGCCACTTTAAATTCGTTATCATCTTCATGCTTCTTAACTTCAAGCATAAATTCTTGCTCTTTAAGCTCAAGTTCTGCTCTATCAAGCTCGACTTTAGCTTTCTCGATCTCAATCTGGGCCATAGTAGCTTCCATCTGAACTTGCTGAGCTTGCATAGCCGCTTGTTGCTCTGGTGACGGGCCTTCTGGCTGACCAGTAAACCCTGCACCTGGATCTGTAAAGTATCGCCCGTATGCTGCCTTATCATACAGCCTTACCATATCTTCTTGCAACTGTACAATCTGCTGCGGCATTACAGTAACACCTAAGCCACCAGCCTGGACCATCATCTGCTGAGCTTGCATAGTTTGCTGCATGTGGAACAACTGCTCAGTTTTAGAGCCATTACCTAGACCAACTAGAACTGTAACGTCTTTTCGGGCATTCCATGTACGAGGATCAACCTCTACAAACTTATTGTTTAGCCTAAAGATAGACTTGTCATCTGCGTGAGCAATCTCTAACTCATAGACACCCATGAAGACTTTACGCAAGAATTCACCATACTCACGAGCAATCAAACGAATACGAGCTTGTCGCTTGGACAATACTTGGCTAACCGCACCCGCTGCTGTGTTGCCATTAAGAATGTCTGGATTGATAGAGTTATCAGTAGAGCCTACATCCTTTTCCAGCATTTGATCAGCTACACCCATCATATTGTAGGTGTGAGCGCCAAAAGAAGGCTGACTAGGGAATGAGATGGCATTGGGATGCTTAACTAAGTATGGAGCTCCAGGTTTACTGCTCATTACTGAGTCTAGGTCTACTTGGCCCTCTACGACCACAGGACGACCGTTATTTAAGTTGTACTGATTGTCTAACTGGTTACGCCAAAGTGTGCTCTTGACCTTCTGGATGGGTGCTGCGGCATCCGCTGGACAAAGACCTGTAAGCTTGTGAGGCATACGGATAGGAGTCCATAACTCAAAAGGAATCTCATCAACTTCTTCAATATCTAATACTGTGTTGCCAATCTTACAAACTTTAAGTAACTCATCAAATCCGTCTTCGTTACGATCTACGCGAATGTAAATCTCATGCAGGTCATAAGTGTTTGCAATTTGGTTTTCGTCACCATCGTAATCATCTGTATCAAAGTTACGAGCAATACGCTCAGGTGAGTCATATTCATTGTAGCCAGAAGAAGTTGACGCTTTGTCAATCTTAGACTCGCTAAAGCCCATCTCTAACAAGTCGCTTTTAGACTTTTGATTACGCTGACGAACAAATCGAGCTTCTTGTACTGTAGTGGCATTCCGGTCAATAGCAAACTCTTCAGGTGGAACGACTTCTACACGGGTAGAGCTTTTAGTCACTGTGTGTAGCATCTTCCCAGAATAATATATTGTCTGAGTAAGATCGTCTAAGTATTCCTCGAACTCAGTGATTTCCACTTCTGGATCAGCATCAAGTAACATGAATGATTCTTCAGATATGTCGTCAAAGTTGTGACTGGTTGTAGAGTCTTCCATAGCTCGCCAGCGCTTAATAACACCTTGACGCTGTAGTAAACCATCGATAAGACTATCCATGATATTGCTGAAGCCATCGTTTTGGCGATAAAATACATAGCGAATGTAGTCAGTAGCTTGCTGTGCTGCTTCAACATCCTCTGGACCTTCTGGTTCAAATCGTACAGTCTCATCATCAGCTACAAATAACTCCGCTATATCTGCTTTAATATTCTCAACGGTCTGGTAGACCTCTCGTGTAACAATACTTGAGTAGCCATCCCTTTCGTTGCCGTAAGACTCACCAAGATAGTAATCAAGTAAATCAGCACGAGTTTGCGCTGCATCGCTATCCATGTGATCAGAAACATTATCTTCATAGGAATTAATAGTACTCAGTAAATCTTTGTTTGTGATCATTATGTGACCCAGTTGTAATTGCTGTTAGATTCCTTAGATTCCCAAGGACGCTTTCTTTTTGATTCATCTTTACTTGGCTGTGACCATCGCTGGCTTTGAAATGCGTATCTAGTTGCTGACATTAAATCGTCTGCTTTATCAACAATCTTACCGTTCTCGCCAAAGTGATATGAGCCATACTCTTGCTGCCAATACTGACAACTTTGAAATACTTTAAATAACCCTTTCTCCATTGCTTGCGAGATGGCAGTAATACCTGGAGCTATCTTTATATCACCTTTAGATTGCGATAAGTCTGGTGGATTAGTAAAATGCTCAGGCAAGAAGTTTACACCTTCCTGTCTGTACTGCACCGCCATTGAATCACCACCATCAAATGTTCTATTGCCATCGTGCGGCCAAGCTATAGGTGGCTGAACTGACCTAGATCTAATCGCTATAGCGTGTTGCGTTGCTGTTTGACGAGATTCTCTGTACTCGTCTGTAATGTAAAAGCAGCCATTCTCTGGGTTTATTGCACCCCAAACAATAGCTGTAGGGTGATCAAACCCAAAATCGATTCCACAGATTCTATTCCAGTGAGCAGGTATTGTAAAATCTTCGACCACAAGTTTATCGAGAGTGTATGGAAATACCATACCTCTACCAAATACCGGCTGGCCTTTGGTTCTCATCTCCCGCTCATTAGGGAGATACTGGGCTAGAATCTGCTCTTTTGCATCTTCATCTAAGTGAGGAGCCTCATCCCAACCCGCTTGTACTAAAAACTGACCTTTCTTCCTATCATTCATAAACTGCTGGATAACTGGAGTCATTCCACTCTCTGGGGTAAACGTCATCATAACGAAACCCTTTTTATCCAGCGTTCGAGTCAAGCACTGAGTATATATGTTCTGTGCTGGCTGCTCATCTAACCAGATCCAGTCAAGCGAAGAACCCATGAACTTCTCTTCACCCATCTCGTATGACTTAAACGAGATCACTGACTCACCTATGTGAACGCCAAAAGCATTGTGAAACTTAACTACAATACTCTCTACTGCATTAGGTATCTGCGGCTTTCTAACTACATCAACTACGCAGTCTCTAGGTATCGCCCCAGAGCCACGCATCAATAAGTTTACAGGATCACCTAGCAATTCTTTTTGCAAGATGTCCCTTGTTGTTACTGTACTAGCACCCGCTGCCCATGCGTTGATAGGCTTGGTAAATCGTTTACCTTTCCACCAGTCTGGGTACTTACCCGTCAAGTGACAAGCGGTAATTCTAGCTCCAGTGTAAGTCTTACCGACCCTGTTGCCCGCCATTGCCAAACACTGATTGTTCTCCTCTGTAGCGCTGGCTAGTAGTTCCTGCCAGCCATAGGGAGTCCATTGTCCTATTTGATTAAATAGAATCCTCTCTTCTTTCTCCTTCATTAATCGAAGGAGCCTCTCTTTCTCAGCCTTGTTTAAGTTGTTTGACATTGGCAGATGATTCAATCAGTTCCGATAGTTGTTCATCAAGTTCTGCATCAGAAAGGTCTGATACGGTTTGTGTAACACTTAGTTCTTTAGGCTTATCATGGCCTGTTCTGTGCAGAATATCTTGAGCCGCTTTTAAACGGATCTCTGGTCGATTGTCTGGATCAACCATAATATCTTCTATAATCTTAGTTGCCAAAGAGGCAACCTGGTTTTCTTCAACCAGATCATCTCTTCGCTCTTTAATTATATCCTTTAAGTCTTTATATAAGCGATATGCATTACCGTTGTCCGGTGCATACCCCGCAAGACGGAAAGCATCCATTACAGTCATTTTTGTAGGATCTCGGCCTTCGTGATAACCACGGGCCATAAGATCAACAAATTTGTCCTGCTGCTTGGTTAGTTTTCTTTTCTTTTGTCGTTTAATCATTAATTAGATTCTATTCTAGTAGATGATCGTGTGGCAGATTTTGTCAATCTATACTCTTGAGCTACACGTTTGTTATTGATTATAAAGCCATTTGAATCAAACTGGTTTACAACAACACCCATTGATCTCCATCCCCGAATAACATCATTAACCTCGATAGTAACATATTCGTTTTCTTCAAGAGTTGGTGAAGCAAATACTTGTAGCTCTTGGCTTGGTTGTAACGTAAATGTTGCTGAAGTAGCTGCCACCGAAGTTGCTGCAATATAAACAACAGCTCTAGGTGCGTCTGGCCCAGGAATTATCGTCTGGTAGAACCCTATAACTGGCGTTGATGTATCATAAGCAACACCCTCAAAATCCAAAGTTAATCCTGAGATTGGAGTTCCCGCATCAATGCAGGGGCTAAAGCTTGTTAAATGAAAGTCACAATCTTCCCAGTTATGAGCAGAGTACGCAGACACTCTTGGATCTGGCAAAGCTCTTTGGTACTTGTCAGAATTATCTCCTGCGCCAATAACTACAGTGGTATCGAAGTATGGAGGTATATCTGTTGCGTCTGTGATAACCCAGTTGCCAGTAGTGTAGCTTAACTTATTAACGCTGTCGTTAAGTCGAGTGTAATAACAGTTATTTGTTACAGTCAAGCTTCCAGTAGTAAATGGAACAGTTTGCTGTATAGCTCCTGATTCGCCTCCTATAACTAAAGTATTGCGAAGCGATACAACAGCCGCATTAGATGTGTTCCGAAGACCTAGATGTGTATTGTGAAAAACACAATTAGCCACATCTACATTAGCTGCTGCTGTTAGGCTTACAGATCTATGAGATTGAGTTATCAAGCAATTGCGAACCGTTACTATGGAGCTGCTGCTTGATGCTACAAGAGCAGAAAACTCAGATAATCCTATTACACAATTCTCTATGGTTGCACGCGATCTAACAATAAAAGCATCTTGATTGCCATATAAGATATGCAAGCCTTTAAATGTTTGATGATTAAAGGCTATATTGACGTAATTAAGTTCTGTTGAAATTATAACCTCATGTGAAGTTGCAACGCCATCTGAAGGTCGGAAGTAAAATGTGCTATAACCTAAGCTGTCGGCATCGCCGTAACCAAACTCGCCAGAGTCAAGCGCACCGACAACGGGCGCATCACCATTAGCTGCTGTTGCTCCTAACTGCTCTAGTTTTTTATTAGCACCCGCAACAGAAGCTCCTCGGTAATAACCATCAACCGTAGCGGTCTCAACACTTATAGATGGGTTTGAGCCATTTGCCAATGTTAAATAAAATACATCTGCTTGTGAAGATGATTGCCACGCATAAGTAGAATCGAGATTAACATTAACGGCAGATAGTAAGCGCCCTTGAGTCTTTCCAGCCCATTGCTGCCAGACGTTATTGTTATTTAGTGCGCCCTGCTTTAAGCCATTAAATTGTTGGGTTAAGTAGTGATCGCCAGCGATGTTAATAACATTG